TTGAGGTAGTCAGCTTCATCCAAGATAACATACTTTCGTCCACCTGAGAGTGAAACGGAAGATGCGAAGTTAAGAATTTCGTTTCGGAGGGTGTCAATGTTTCCATTCATAGATCCGTTAATTACGATATAGTCACAACCAAGCTGTTCAAGCATAGCACGGGCTACTGTCGTTTTACCAACACCAGCTGAACCAGATAGTATAAGGTTAGGGATATTCTTTTGATCGACAAACTGTTGAAAGGTTGCCTTCAAATCAACAGGAAGGATGGTGTCATCAATTGTTTTCGGGCGATACTTCTCGACCCACAGAAATTCTTCGTTCATCACATGCTCCATAATAAAAAGGGAGGGTTATTATAAACCCTCCCGAAATAAAAGACAACTCAGAAAGTTGACGTTTGCTCAACAGCAATCCAGTATTCTGCTTCGCTTCCCTTGAAGTGGGAAATGCCACGAGAAGAAATGCTAACATCATATTCGCCAGGGATAATCTTAATATTCTCTGACTTAAAGATAGCCTTGAACACCTTATCAGATGCACCAATATTGATTGAATAGACATCACCTGATGGGTTCTTTGTATCAGCAGCCTGAAGAGAAATGTCATTACCATCACCAGAAACAACAATTTCAGGAAGCCCAAGAACACCAAGCGCCCGCTGAATGTCCTTCAAGTTAGCATCAGTCAACTTAAAAGAAACATCAACCGAAGGAAGATTAATTTCCTTTTCAGGAACCTTAGTGATGCTGTTTTCATCAGCATAGGTATAGTGGGTCTTCTTATCACTATCCGCAATATCTACAAATTTATCAGAGAAAGTTAACTCAGGGTCATTGAAAAGACTAAGAGTTGAGATAAACCGATCAAGGTTATAGATAGCAAAACGATTACCAAATTCAGTAGTAACCTTTGCCTTTGCCATGATGGTCTTTGAAGGCGAGATGGTCTTCAAAGTATTACCTTCCTGAATAATAATGGAAGGATTAATCTTAGCGAAGTTCTTGAGTACGTTGATTGTATATGTGTCAATTTTCATAATGTAGTTCCCTTTCTCACTTCTTCTTTTTGCCGCCAAGAGCACCTGGGTCGGCAGTGGCAGCAGCACCGATTGATGCTAGATCTGCCAATGATCCTCCAAAGATATAAGTTCCAACATGCTGGAGCTTCATCCATGGGCAGAACCATGTCTTAATATTAGCGGCTTGTGCCTTCTGACAGAACCAATAATCCTCTGAAAGATAACGCTTTGTAACAGGATCAACTTCTGCCTGGAAGTACATCATGATCTCACGTGAACCATCAAAATGCTCAGTGCGTACATGATCTGGGCGATACAGATACTCAGGATACTTATCAGCAAACTTCTGCATAGCCTTCTTACTTATCATCATGAAGCCAGTTCCGATTTCAAGAACTTCACAAGGCTCACTGATAGCAATGCTCTGCTGACCACCCTTTGGATTAAACACATAATCACCAACGAACTTCTCTAGAACATTAGCGTCTTCATCAGCAATGCCCTTATCAACGGCTGACTTAATCTTTTCCCAGCTAATGCACTTCTTGGGATAAGGACCGCCGATAATCTCGTATGTTTCTTCATCCTGAGATTGGAGAGCCATCATAGCGATAACGTCTTGTGGGTTAAACCCAATGTCAGAGTCAATGAACATCATGTGCTGAGAAGTTGATCGCATAAACTCATCACAACAATAGTTTCTCGCACGAGTAATCAAAGACTCGTTGAACAAGAAATACATTTGAAGGGGAATACCATACTGCGTACAAAGCGCAGAAAGATCAGCGGCTGACTTAGCAAACATACCAGCACAAGCACCACCATACATTGGCGTTGCAAGAAATAGCCCACGAGATCTTAAATTCTCAATATCAATTTTAATTTCCATTATTTACCATCCTTATAGTGATCAACGTACAAACACATAAGCGTGTAGTGTAGAGCCTTCATCAAATCAGCTTTATTATTGCCGTTCTTTTTTCCATAACGCCAAAGATATTTAAGAGCTGTGTTACGAAACGTAGCAGTAGAATCACCAAGAGCAATCCAAGCATCAAAACATTCAACGCTCTTCATATTAGTCTTATAGTGTTCCTCATACGTCTTATCTATATAGTCATGAAAATCAGAGATGATTTGATTTTCCTCATATTTATAAAGCATTGCGTCCTTTTCCCTCTTTTTAACAATCATAGCAATTAACTCTTCTATTGATGGATATTGTGGTGATGCCAAAATCAACGCTTGGTTGTATGAAGGATCATATGGCGGCAGTTCATTTTCTCCCATTATAACTCCACTATATTTTTAATATACTCAAACGCTTTATTTTGTTCTTCTAAAGTATTGTTAGGAAACGTTTCTGTATTGAACATCAAAGTAAAATTAGTCATGATGTTTGAAACTTTGGTTTCACGTCCAGCTAACCAAGTTTCATTTTGATTACTACCACGTTCTTTGTATCGTTCTTGACGAACTGATTTATCTGTTTTAAGATAGATAATTTTTGTATCATAATGTTCAACACAATGCTCTAAGAATGAAGCTGTGAATAGTCTATCACCTTCATATAATAGTATACTATATTCTGGCAAAGAAGCAAGGAATTTTATTGCCTCTGGCTGAACTGCCATTGACATTCTATCAGTGCCCGAAAATACTTCACCTTCTTCGTACTTACCAAGAACATAGATATTATCTTTTTGAAGGTAAGGAACAAGCTTGAACTCATTATACTTTGGTTCGACACCAGTAACTTCAATGATACGTTTCATTAACGTAGTTTTACCAGCACCTGGCTCACCACCAATAGCAATCACATACATTAGAAAAACTCCTCGAGTCCAATGTTTTTCTTTTCGAAAAACCCAGTTGCATCTAGTATCTGTTTATCAAGGTACAAACTCATTTTACTATTATCTATCTTATTAGTCAATAGTTTATTATCTAATGTTTCAGTTCTTGAATCCCAAAGTGGTTGCCAGTCAATACCAAACCAACCATCTTTCTCACACTGCCTAATTTCTTCAGCCTGACGGTCAAGGTAATATCCAAGATACCTACCCTTTGATTTACGAAACAGTTTCTTGAACGAACACAGGCAAGTTTCCATATCGAAATAGTCAGTGTTAGGAAATTCCTGTTTCACTTCCTGTAAGATATAATAAGCCTGACTTTCAATATAGTTTACCTGAGATGGCGATAACTTTTGATCATACCAATCATCAAGACCAAGAGCCATGAGCAAACCATTGCGATGCGAACGGCTACCATCATGATCGTCAAGCATAAGACTAGATGGTTCGATTGGCATATCACAACATTGTTTAAGTGTTTGTAGATAGAACCAGGTAGAGTATCGACCAAACTTATGGAACTTCTCTTTTACTTCTGGCCAGAGTCGTTCGAAGTTTTCTGTTGGGGATCCTGTGGTAAATGATTGAAAAGCTTCCTGTTGAGTTTTATCTGAAACCCATTGCTTATAGCTTTCGAACTGGGCTGGAAGATGACCTTTGTTCCATTTGGTGTCAGTTTGATAACGGAGCCGTTTGTAATTGTTATTATTCCATTCGCGGAGTCGTTCGATACCGACGAGTTCGAAATCTGGGAATTCATTCCATACCACCCATGTTGTTGGCAGATAATATGTTGTCCCATAGATCCAAGCAATCCAAAGTTTTTGTTCTTTGTTATGCTCGAACCTATGGAACAAGTAGTTAGTCATGGATATTGCTGGATCACAATCTTTAATGGAAAGCGACCAGCGATACCAATTGATAAAGTCTTTAGTCCGCGAATGCAGGGAGAACCTCAACTGTGATTGGAAGATCAGCGAATTCGATAATTTTCTTTAACTTTTCAATGTGCTTTTCTTTTTCTTCTGTAACAAGTTCACTCTTGCTATCAAAATAAAAAACAATAGCACCTTTTTTCAATTTATCAGAATACATTGCATTATGAATATACCCAATAGCCTTTGCAAACTTAGCTTCAGTTGCTTTAATAAAGACACAAGCTATATCCTTTACTCCATAATTGTTCCACTTGTAACGTTCTACAAATGCAGAATCATAGACCAAAAGATTCTTTTCGTACTTTAGCTCAGCAAGTTTCTTATCATTATCATTGATAATAGAAACTAGAATTCCGTTCAGTTGCTGCTTTGATTCACAAACTTTAGTAAATCGACGATATATGACTTCACGTGCACGATCAATATGGTGGGACTTTGACAAATCAAAGTTATGACGAGCAATGTAATTGCTAACATTACGCTTTAGATCATTCCAACTATTAGAAGATTTAATCTCTTTCGAAGGCTTGTTCTCATACAAGCCAACAAGATCATAGTTATCTTGGCGTTGAAGCTCAGTTTCACCAAACTCGTTTTCGTTAATGAAAACGACTGGAAGTGTTTCCCAACCAATAATTCCATTAGCTGCTTCGAAACGACTGTTTCCATCAATGATCATCTTACCATTTGTCTTAACGACCACAACGATAGGACCATACAATTTACGAGCAGATGCTGGATCTTCCATTATCGCTGTTCGAATTTTACGGATATTATCAAGATCTTTTTCCTTGCTACGAACTTGATTGCGATAATATCTAGCAACCTCACTAGCAAGCACTTGGTGTACTTCAAACTCACCATTCTTGATACGCTCAGAAAGAGCTTCCGCAAAATCAATATCGTTGTCTTGTTGGATAGGAGCAATACCATCACAACGACCTTCGATAAAATCGATAACTAACTGTTTGGTTTCCTTGGGAATAAGAGATTCGTCGCCCTTATTCGCATTGTTTCCTGTATTATACAACTTGTCCTTAACTGTAGCAACAGCGTAGTTAAGAGCAAACCATTCAACAGATTTCGCAACAGGAGCTTCTGATTGCTGGCCAACATAAAGGATAGATTTACGAAGAAGTCCATTAGAATAATCTCTCCAAAATTCTGTATTTTGGAGAGAAGTAATGTAGGTATGCTCTTTATCATTCGGAGACTTATAACCAATATTCATCTTACCATTGTTGACATTGCGCCATGCGTATACGTATGCTTTAGACATGTTAACCTCATTTTGTTTGTTACGTAGATGTTTGTTACATTGATGTTGATTTCAACCAACAGATATATAATACTATATTTCAGTCTGGAAGGCAAACGAAATTTTGATCGACAAAAATATTAACACACCCCCCTTTTCCTTTTCTCGTCATTTGCTTATATATAAATGAATCAACGGAGTAATCGTTCTCACGAAATTCAGGAGAAATAATACGGAACATGGAAAGCTGACATTTGCTCTTTTGTTCTCCGAGCATAATTAAACCAATTTTCTCGTAAAATCTAATAGCTTCTGGGTCAGCGGATACTCTGTAATAATCAATCTTCAAACGATGAGCACAATACAATGAGAAATCACAAAGACATTTTGCAACGCCCTTGTTACGATGTTTGTAAAATGTATGGAGAAGTTGTAGATTTGCTACGATTGGTTGTTTCTTAGAATATGTTGTTAGGATAGCCCCACAAAGTTCATCCTCTTCCCAAATACCAATCACCCAATCCCACTTATCAAGCATGTCACATTTGGCAACAAATGTTTTAGCAAAGCTATCTTCTTTGCGATCGTTGATAAAAGAAACAAACTCTTCTCTACTAGTAAGCTTAAATCTCAATGAACTTCCTTTGCTTCTTACCTCTATCTTCCGAATGCTTGGTGGCTTCCCAACCTTTGAACTGTTCAAGACTCCAAATCATCGGAGGAAATTTATAATTGTTATCTGCAATCAAATCGCGAGCTGATGGCCCATCATTGAGTGCAGCAGAAATGAAATCGCTAGTAAAGCGGAAACAAGATTCAATTTCCTCGCGAACAAGAGATGCTCTGAAGAAACGAAACTCGATTGTACCAATATGTTTCATTGCATATGTATTGATACCGTATCGAAACGGGCGACCCATTGATACACCATCTTTACCAGCAGCATGAAGCTTAATGAAATGATCAAAGTCAGTTGCTAGGTTTATAATATTATAACAAATGTAATCTGGTACAAACCTACCACCGTCATACTTAAGATAGGTTTTTGCACCTTTGACTTCTTTCATTTCGTCGACGTTATAAAACCCATAAGCATAATCAATAGCCGTATGTTGATTTTCTTTGACATACTTAGAGAATCGTTTAAGAGCCGTTATGTTTTCTTTGAGCCCAGGAACATAACAATGGATATGGGTATGTGTTGTTGTACAAATGGTTGGATCATGACCAGCGTCTATAAACAATTGATGTAATTCGAAATACCTATCAACCTGTTCCTGCCAAGTTTTAGTTGGTTTCGTATTGATCTCACCACCAACTGGAGGTTCAATACCCAATGGGTCAGCACAAACATTCTTGTATGGTTCTTTGGTATTAATAATATCACGTTCGCTATATTCCCAAGAACCAAGGTGTTCCGGAATGATGAATGAGCGGGGAATGTCGCCCCACTCAATTTCCATACCCCATGTAAAGCTTTCTGGTTTATAATTCATTGTAAGTCCTCATAATCAGTATCTATAGTATAACTTGAAACTTCGAAATTTTCAATAGTAAATATTTCATACATAGAAGCTTTTACTGAAAAATGAAATCCAGCTCTTTTCAAAATATCTGCTGTTGAAGCAAACACAAATCCATTAGCATCGTATGTGTAATACAATGGTCGTTCATGATTGCGATATGCAACTAATCTTTTATCATCGTACAAAGCACATACAGCCATTGAAGCTGGTTCAAAATGTTGAAGAGGGTTTAGATCTTCTTCCATTGCTCGCAAAACAAGCTCTGAGTCGTTTGAGGTTTCTGTTCTGAGTTTATATTTTTCTTCCCAAGTTTCAGGAGGTTCTTGAGATATGACACCGTTATGTGCGATAGATAGTTTATCACTAGCCATAGGCTGATTGTAACGCAAGTCAGAAGTGGAATACCTAATATGCCCAATACAATATAAATTTCCATCTTCATTTTTCCAATCATCTAAGTTTTGTTGTTTGATCCATTCATTGGCAGGAATAGGATCCTTGATAGTATTTACACGACCGTTCTTAACATAAGAAACACCAGTCGCATGTTTACCACGGATCATAGATTGAATGAAAAGACCACGAACTAAATCGTGATCTTTCTTTGCAAAGTTTTTAATGGCAATACCAAGAACACCACACATTAAGCGAAGAAATCCTCAAGGCTTGCAGTTTCCTGTTTGGCATAAGGATTAGGAATGTTATGAGCCTTCATATAATCATACCACTCTTGATCTTCCCACATGCCAGGAGATACACCGTTCCAAAGCGGTCGCTGGAACTTATGACTCTTGTTCATACGACGCTCATCAACAAACTGCTTGCGAAGGTTCTCATATTCCCATGACTTAAGTTCGAGCATCTTTTCGCGGAAGTAAGCAACGATAGTCATGCGATCATTGTCATCACCAATAAGCTCATCGTTTCCGTGGATTCCTTCATGATTATTGACAAGCAACATATCACCAGGCTGGAGATTAATAGCAATCCTGTACTCAGGGAGAATAAACTGACCGCCACGCCATCCCTTACCTTCTGTACCAGTGACGCCACAAATATTACTGAATCCAGTAGTAAGATCCCCAGCATCACGGTGGCAGGCAGTACGCCAGTTGTGGTTAACAGTAAGAGTAGTGAAGACACTGTCAGAAATAAGGAATCGTCTGTCAAGTTTGCTGGCTTGTTCATTTTGAGCCTTCCATCTACCAGGAATCAATTCACGAAACTGCGAGTTAAGTTTATGGAGATATGGATAGCAAAGAGCAAACTTCTCTAAATTCTTTTCAGTATAAGCAGTCGCACGACCATAAGGGATGC